GTTGGGGTTACATTGATTACAAGAATCACTTTGAGGACTTGGAGGACGGGGAGGACATATTTGAACGAATTGTTGACCCCCGCATGGGTGCGGCCACGGTTAGAACCAAAGAGGGTGAGTCGAATATTATTAATACCATGAGCAACCTTGGGTTTGTATTCCGTGCCGCACCTGGCGTGGACATCGAGGCAGGGATTGCAAAAATCAACGATGCACTCAGTTGGGATGATACCGAACCCATGACGGTTGATAATACCCCGAAGCTATTCGTCAGCGACAGGTGTGACAATACGGTTAGTTCAATGATGGAATACTCAGGGCAGAGCAGATCCGAACATTGGAAAGATCAGATTGACTGTCTCCGTTACTTAATGGTGAGCGGGGCCGATCACATAAGCGAATCAAGCCTCCAAGCAACGGGTGGCGGAGGGTACTAACTACATTACACTACGATTGCGTTGACCTGTAAGGCGTATTGCCTTACAATCTGTAACGCAATGTTGTCAGCAGCAGATCCCGAACTTCTCTATGTCTCCAAGAAGCCCGATATTGCTTACTTGGCTCAGACCTATAAGGAAACCCAATCCGACTTAGGCGAGTGGTTAGACCGCAAGCAACGCGACTACGATGTTCGCAATTGCCAATGGGCGGGAAAGAGCGATGACTTCAAGAAGCACGCTTCACTAAGTTCAACGGGTGAGGTATTTCCTTGGGAATCCAGTTCAGATCAGGAAGTTAGGGTTGCTGACGAGATCATCAACTGTAAGGTTTCGATGGTCATGAATGCGATCCGACGTGCGCACATTGTGGCTACCCCAACCGAATCGAACGACGTTGAGCGAGCATCCGTCATAAGCAACTTCCTTCGTTGGCTGATTAGCACCAAGATGACAGAGTTCTACTCTGAGATGGAACTTGCTATGAATCATCTCTTCGAGAAGGGAATGACCGTTACTTATTGCTACTACGATCAGCAAGAACTGAAACAGCAGAATACCATAAAGCTTGAGGAAATAGCCCAAGTTTTGCCAGCCATTGCGGAAGTCATCCAGGACGGATCGATGGACGATGAGTTGAGTGAAACCCTCAAGGAACAATTCGGAGTATCGAAGACCAAGGGTAGGGCGATGCTCCGAGAGTTACGCAAAGACGGTGAGACTACCGTTCCGGTTACACGTGAAGTGATTAGCCGCCCCAAGATCAAAGCCCTTGCCCCTGACGAGGATGTGTTTTGGCCGAACTATACCATTGATCCGCAAGAGGCTCCCTACGTCTTCCATGTTGTGAACATGACACCCGAACAGATTCGGGCAAAGATCAACACTGAGGGATGGGATAAGAACTTTGTCGAGCAGGTAGTTGACCTCGCGAACAATGCCGAGGCCGAGGACAACCTTTACAATATTCGCGAGCAAGACGAATTCGTTCACTCCGATGACCAGTATGTAAAAATCGTCTATTGCTACCAACGCCTTTTAGATGAAGACAACATTCCGGGTATCTACCAAACAATCTTTCATGCCAGTGTAACGGACACCTACGGCCATCATCAATTAATGGACTATGCTCATGGCAAGTACCCGTTCACGGTTACCACATGGGAGCGTACCTCCAAGCGACTTTATTCGTCCCGTTCAATACCGACCATTGCAGAACCCGATCAACAGGCATTAAAGGTAGAAGTAGACTCAGCAATAGACGCTCAGTCTTTGACTACGCTTCCACCAATCGAGCATCCACTTGGAAGATCCCCAAGTCGGTTTGGACCGGGTGTAAGATTACCTTATCGTACTCCTGGTGAGGTTCGTTTTGCGGATACTCCACGTGGTTCAACGGTAAACGTAGAACTCCGCAGATATATCCAAGAACAGGTAAATCGATACTTCGGAAGGAATGGTCCTGGCGTTGATCCGGTTGAGGCGCAGATGAAGCAACAGCATATCATCGACAAGGTATTCAGCCACCTCCGCCAAGTCCTTGATCAAATCTTCAGCCTCTATCAACAGTACGGACCCGATGAGGAATTCTTTCGGGTTACGGGAATGCAGGACTTGCAGAAGTTCAGTAAGGGCAACCCCGGTGAACGCTTTGACTTTTCACTTCAATTCGATGCGGCCTCACAAGATCCCGCCCAAATGCTTGATCGTGTCAAAGCGATTGCCGAGCTAGGTGGGATGTTGGACAAGAACGGCACGCTTGATACCGAGAGGTTGCTACAAATCGCAGTTGGGCAGATCATGCCTGGTGCTGCGGAGAGCATCATGATTCCCAAAGAGACTGCATCACAAAAGGCAGTTGAGGAAGAGCGTCAAACTATTGCTGAGATCTATGCGGGAGTTCCGCCCAACGTCCGTCCGAATGACGCTCATGAAATGAAACTCCAAGTATTTCAACAGTGGTTACAACAACCCGACGTCACTCAAAAGGTTCAACAAGATCCTGCCTTGCAAGAGCGTATTCAGAATTACCTGCAACAAAGACAGATGCAGGTGACTCAGAAACAGAATGCTCAGATTGGCAGACTGGGAGCCGCACCCACACAGTTTGGGGAGACCCCAAGCGCAGCATAGGAAACATCATGCCCTACGGTAAAGGTACATATGGATCGAAGGTCGGCAGACCCTCAAATAAAGCAAAAGCAGCGGCACGCAAGAAGATGCCAGTGAAAAAGAAAAAGATACTGAAGAGACGGTGAGTGTTGAATACCGTGGCGAAAGGTTCAGCGGGTACAACAAACCAAAGCGTACCCCAAAGCATCCCAAGAAATCCCATGTCGTTCTGATCAAGGACAACGGCAAGGACCGTATGATTCGATTTGGCCAACAGGGTGCATCCACTGCGGGTAAACCCAAAGCGGGTGAAGGACAGACAATGAAGAAAAAAAGAGCATCATTCAAAGCCAGACATTCTAAGAATATCGCTAAAGGTAAAACCTCGGCTGCCTACTGGGCTAACAAGGTAAAGTGGTAAACCAAGGAGAAAACAATATGCCCCGCAAAAAAAAGACCTACCACGAAATTGACCCGGAAGAAGCGATCCAAGCATTAACCTTCTTAAAGGGTGAACCAAACTTTTTAAAGTACATCGAGATGCGCGAGTCAATGCGTGAGGATGTAATCCGTCAACTCCAGGTAAAAGAGGTAGTCGAGTGTACAAATCGCCACTACATGTTGTGCGGTAAACTCGAAGCAATAGACGAGGAACTTGATACCTTTTACCGACTGTAACCTTTCAGTGCGAACATATGGGGATGTGTATGCATACCCCCTGCGAGTCCCGCCAACTTGCAGGGGGTTTTTTGTTTTGAATTGTCCTGTAAGGTAATCTGCCTTACAATTTGTAACAGCGAAAAAAGCGCTAGTAAACATGACAGTCGAATCAATCGAAGCCGAAGTCGCTACCTCTGAAAAAGAAGCTGAGAGTAGTGTAACGCCCGACGAGGGGAATCTTACAATGGCCGAGTATGCGAGCAACTTGCTCAAAGCTCAGTCTGAGGAGGAGCAACCCGAATCACCCGAAGAGGAAACAGAACCTTCTGATCTAGCTGAAGAGTCTGAAGAACCGGAGGAGACACAGTCTACTGAGGAACCGGAAGAATCGGATCAAACCGAAGCCGCCGAACCGAATACTGTTCTTTCTAAGTTTAATATAGACCTGGACTCATTGTCCGAAGAAGAAACCAAGGAACTCGCAAAGTCGCTTTCCCTGAGTGCAGTCAAACGCTTTGGCGATCTGACCGCACAAAAGAAAGCACTGGCACAGGAGAATGCCGAGCTACAAGCGCAAGCCCAAGCAAAGCCCGAACCTGTCAACGAGAGTCCTTCGTTCCTAAAGGACAATGCACTGCACAACGTTAACGATGTCCAAGCACTCAACAAAGAAGTCGAGAACCTGACCACGCTCATCGAATGGGCCGAAGAAGGGTTGGAGAACGAGGTTGAGTACGACGATTCCGGAAACGAGTACGTAGCCAAGGATGGGGACAAAACCTACACCAAGGCCGACCTTCGTAGGATTAGGGCAAACGCCCGTAAGGTTTTACGAAAGGATGCACCCGCGAGACAGAAATGGATCGAGGAGCGTACACAAAGTGATCAACACGCAATCCAAACATTCGACTTCCTTAGTGATGGCGAAAGCGAGGATTACAAATTGTTCATGCAGGTGAAAAGTAACCCACTCTATCAACCACTAGTCGAGCATTTGCCCAACGGCAACTTTGCAGTCGGACTAATGATTGAGGGAATGAAAGCACTCCAAGCACGCCAGGTCAATACGAGCAAACCGAAACCAAAGCCCAAGGCTCCCGTAGCTTCAGTCGAAGCAGGAAGCGCCAAGCCAAGGACGGAGAACTCGCAACGAAAGAAAGCATTGGAATCGGCCAAGGCAAAATTTGATAAGTCCGGGGACATGGGAGACTACCAACACTATCTTAAACTCAAGCGGGCAACCGCATAATTTAAAAACTCAAGGAGGATACATTAGATGGCATCAAGTACATCATATTCAACTGCTGGCAATCGCGAGCAGATTTTAGACATTATCACCGTGTTAGAACCGGAAGCTAGTCCCCTGGTCAGCATGATGAAAAAGGGTAACGCAACTAGCACATTCGTCGAATGGCAGGCAGATAAATTAAGCACGCCTGATTTTTCGGGAATCGGGGAAGGTGTTGATGTTCAGGCATTTAAGAATCAAGCCGAGGATCGCGCTAGACTTGGGAATTATGTTCAGAAGTTTCGCGACACCTTCCAGGTTTCCGACATTCAACAACTCGTTGACACCGCCGGAGTTGCATCAGAATTCGCCAATGCCGAGTCCAAAGCTGTTCGCAACGTTAAGCGTTCAATCGAAAGTGCATTCTGCTCCGCTCAAGACCGTCAGGCCGAAGCCGGAAGTGGCACGCCTTACAAGACTCGCGGATTGCTCAAGTGGCTTGGATCGGGTGGTCAACCCTCCGACATTCCTGCCGCTTACCAAAGCGTTGCCAACGACACCACGGGAACCCAAACCGAGGCTACCTTCAACAGCGTTCTTCAAGAACTCTACGAAGCTAACGGAATGCCCGGTGGACAGCTTACCTTGATTGCCGGACCAAGCCTCAAGCAAGAGATCTCGAACTTCTCTCGTCAGCTTGCCGCAGCCAATGGCACTTACGTTGTCAACCAGGATGCCGATTCTCGCAAGATCACGCTTACCGTGAACCTCTACGAAGGTGACTTTGGTAACGTTGCAATCGTGCCTTCGCTTTTTGTGAATCGCACAAGCGGATCGGACACCATCGACGCTGATGCCGGACTTCTTGTTGATCCCGAATACGTCGGAATGCACTCGCTCAAAGCCGAGTCTGCCACCGAGTTGGAAGATCAAGGCGGAGGTCGCAGAGGTTTCGTAGATGTAATTTGCGGATTGGCATGTTACTCGCCTAAAGCCCATGGCTTTTTTAACTGATAATCAATAACTTAGGAGATTTAAGACATGGCTAACACTAACGTTACGTTACCAAACGCTCGCAAGAGTGTTCTCTCAAACCAAGAACGCGCCCAAGGCTTTACCCACAAGTGGAAAGTCCTCTTCACCGACATTGACGAAGGCTCTGGCTCTTCCGATACCGTCACGGTTGCTCTTGGTGACACACCTGCTGACTTCGTTATCTCGAAAGCGATGATCAACGTCAGCACTGCAATGACCGGAACTGGCGCATTAGCCGCCGAACTCGGAACCGATGGAGATCCAAACAACTTCATCGAGTCTACTTCCGTCACCGCAGTTGGCCCAATCATTGCCGCTCAAGGTGCAGTGCCTAAGACCCTTGCCGGGACTTTCGCCGCTGCTTCTGACGCCCTGCAAGTCAAGTTCACCAACTCCTCTTCCGGATCACCATCCGCGCTTACAGCAGGAGAGTTGGACATCTACTTGGCCATGCATGACGCTAACGACGTAGGCTAATTCGTTTTGTTGTTGTCCGGGGGGTGGCTCATCCGAGTCACCTCCTTGGACACGACAAGCACAACCCAAACCCTATAACACTATGTCCGAAATCTTTGTACCCAAGTGGAAGAAAGACCAAGGTAATGGTTCGTCGTTCATGAAAAATCTTGAACGGCATTTGCGTTATGAAGTGGACCTCGAAAAATACGAGGCAAGAAAACGCGAAATAGAATGCGGCAAGGAGAACCAACACGGTGGCGTAATGGACGGAGTTGGACAACTGAAAGCAACCATCCCCGCTCGCGAATACTTTCGTTGGCAACAATTCAAACCTGGATGCTGGGGTGACAAATCCTTCGTCAAGGAATTCTTGCGCGACAACCCATCCCTTAGAGCAAAATCATTTAACAAGAAGACCTTCCAAGGAGGCTTGGGACTAGCATGAGAGTAGTTGCGGTCAGCTTGATGTCCACCAATCTGACCAACATGATTGGGGTTGACTCTTTGCTTGCAGTTGAGTCCACCGCAGCAGTCAGAAGCTTTAACCGCTTTGGACGCTTGGCATGGGAACGAACCGCATGGCCCCTTGCTTCGAGGCTAACTCAAGTCATCCCCGATGTGCGTGTTAGAAGCGTAGACGTTGGAAGTGGTGGTGCATCCTATACATCCGCCCCTACCGTAGCATTCAGTGGGGGAGGGGGTAGCTCTGCCGCAGGAACCGCAACAATTAATTCCGATGGTGAGGTAAACGGAGTTGCGATGACGAACAACGGCACGGGGTTCACGGGAGTTCCCACAGTGTCCTTTTCGGGAGGTGGTGGAAGTGGAGCAACCGCAACTGCCAACCTCTTAGCCTACCTGGACTTTGGAACCACGATTGGCGAAATCTTCCGAGTGACCGAACAAGATCCCTATGGCTTGGGTAATGCAAGTGACATCGCATTCCGCAATGTCTATGTCACCGGAGCGAGCGAATACGGAGAAGCAATCTTACCCCAACGCTCATCCACCTCGCCTGTCTGGGTGTACTACAGAAGTCCTTATCCGAATTACGCAAGCAACGCTACTGACTTCCCATACCTCTTTGCAGAGTACGTCGTCCTCGGAGCATACGGGGATTGGCTTTCCTCAGACGGCCAACAATCCAAGGCGCAAGCAATTTATCCACAAGCGGAATCCGTCTTGCAGGTCGAGTTGCACAAACTTGA